GCCCCGACGCTGACGCTCTCCGGCGGCGGCGGCACCGGCGCGACGCTCACGCCGACGCTCACCAGCAGCGGGACGCCGGCCGTCTGGACGCTCGACAGCGCGACGGCCAGCGGCGGCAGCGGCTACGTTGACGGGTCGTCGCTGACGATCACGGCCGCGGCGGGCGACACAGAGACAACGAAGGCCGCGGCGACGGTCGTCGCCCGTAGCGAGCCGACGATCACGGCCACGGCCCCGGGCGGCAGTGGGGCTACGCTGTCCCTGACGCTCTCGAAATCGGGATCGCCCCCGGCGTGGAGCGTGGCGGGCATGACGGTGACCGCCCCCGGCACGGGATACACGCACAACGGAGCGGTCCAGTTTTCGACGGGCGGCGCGACGACGCTCTCCGCCGCCTCGGCCACGGTTCGGACGCTGGAGGTTCCCGCTCATACGGTCGATGCCTCCGGCGCCGGCGGAACCGGGGCGACGTTCTCGATCACCTACACGGAAGAAACCGATCCGGAGTTTGCCGGGTATTACTACATCACGGGGCTCGCCGTGACCAACGGCGGGTCGGGCTATTCGGCTGGCGGCACGGTCCTGCTCAAACCAAACACCGGAACCCGGTCTGGCGTGTGGCCGGATGGTGATGCCGCCGACATCGTGCTGGACTATACGCTGTCTGGCGGCGCGATCGCGAGTGTGTCTGGCTACGACAACGCGGTGTATTACCGTGACCGCGGCATCATTCAGGCCGTGACCGTCACGGACGCCGGCTCTTACTACTCTCCGACCGGCCCGGCCTACGGCGTCACCGTTGCCGCTGGCGGCTCTTACTACCGCGAAGACAAGACGGCTGCCCCGTATGTCGCAGCGCTCAGTTCGGCATCAACCACGGTCGAGGATGGAGGGGCTTACTCGTGCACGCCGAGTCTCACGCCGGTCGTCGATGACGACCCGTACAGTGCGACGTTCGGCCAGGTGACCTCCGTCACGATCGACGATGGCGGATGCGACCACAATTACCGCGTCCTAAACCTCGGAAAACGGTGCTGCAAATCCATATTCGCCAGCAAGGCGTTCGTTTTGCGGAGGAACCCTTCCGACCCCTGCAAATTCCTGTATGAACGGTGCGAGGGTCTCGGTCTCACGCGCATCGAGCTAGTAATCCCGGCGACCTCGGCTAACTACGGCCGGCAGCCTGCATACATGACGACCTACAGCGGCGACGTTGCAAGCGACGGCGAGACCTGCGCGACAACGTGGACCGCGACGACGTTCATCGACGACTGCTCAACGCTCTTGCCGACTGGCGCATCGTCGGGCGACACGCTCGAACTGGAAGCCGGCGAGCGCGTCGCGACCGTAGTGCCTGGAGGAACGTACACGGCCGCGGCGATAGTTGGTCCGTGTTCGCGATGCTGCACCAGCGGCACGCTGCCGGCTGAGATCGAGGTCGAGTTGGAAAGCAATACGGACCCGGGCGCCGATGGGACTTACGTCCTGTCGCTCGGTGCTGCCGGGACATACGCCGACACTCCCTCCTCTGCGGCGTGGACGTATTCGTCTCCGCTGGAGTTGGTCGGGGGAAACTGGGGCCGGCGGGTAACCCTGCGCGTGCAGTATCAGCATTGTGGAGGCTGGGGAACGCCCAGCGGCACGTACAAACCGGACCCCGACGAAACGAGCGATTCATGGTCTGTGCGTGGCTGGGAAAATGCCGCCGTAAACGATGCCTATGACTTCGCGCCGCGGCAGACAGTAAAAGCCCCGTGGCCGACGGGCGTCGGCGGCGGTGTGCCGAATGCACGCGCGGAAGACCCGTTTCCCGGCACGCAACTAAACTCGCAGGATTACATCTCACACTGCGGGGTGGACTGCTCGACGAAGTGTTACATAGTCGCACAGATTAGCTTCTGGAATTCGTCGAACAACTCCTATCTGACGAGTGCCTTTGTCGACAGCATGCCGGCCGCCGGCGCTCTGATCGCTGACGCGTATGAAGCCGGCGATACGGAGCGGAACAAAGTCATCGCGGGCTTCGAGGTGTTCTACAGTTACTTTTCCGTAATCTTCACGGGCGGAACCACTTACGATATCGACTTCCCGCCGACGATCGACCTCCCCGACAAATGGCCAGGGCGGCGAATGACGCAATCGGTCTGCACGGCGTGCGAATCGAACCTCTGCGATCCCAGCGGGCGAATAATCACTATCGACTTTCCGCAGTTCAACAACGACACGAACACGCTGACGATACTATGAGCGAGTGCGACTTTTCTGCCGGCCTCGTCTGCCCCGCGTGCGGCTACCGCGCGCGGCGCGCGAACACGCACAGAATCTGCCGGCCCCCGGTCGAGCCGCCGCCCGTGATGTTGGGCGACCTGGTCGCGGGCTGGCTCGAGCGGATCGGGATCACGAAAGCCGCCGTCTCCGCGATCGTCGGCCGTGACTGCGGCTGCGCCGGCCGGCAAGGCTGGCTGAACGATTTCGGCGCGAAGGTGCAATTGGCAGCGGGGAGGGCGGTCCGCGCGGCGGCTCGGTTCTATGGGCTCGGGTGACATATGGCGAAGCTCGACAGCAGCCTTGACGAGACCGACGACGACGACACGCCGGACGGCATCGGCGACGAAATTCACTGGCTCCGGAAACCCAAGGAGGGGAAACGAAATGCGAGACGAGATCACGGCGATCGTCCGGCAACTGGTCGCAAAGCATCACGACAAGCCGGCGCGAAGCATCGCGCGGCTTGTCGTGGCCGAAACAAACGGCGCCCTGACGCTTGAACAGGCGAGGAGACGCGTCCGGTGTGCATTCGGCCAGGGCGGCAAGGCGGACCGCCGGTTCGCCAGTTCGCCGCGCCCGGCCCGCAAGCCCGGGCAGGGAGTGCCGATGCCGTTGAGCAAGGCCGAGCCGTGGAACCCGTTCGTGTTCGACGTCGTCGGGAGGGTCGGGATCCTGTCCGACGTCCATATACCGTACCACTCCGAGACCGCCCTCGGCGCCGCCGTCGGCTACCTGAAAAAGGTCGGGATCGACGGTCTCGTCCTCAATGGGGACATGCTCGACTTCTACGCGATCTCGCGATTCGTGAAGAATCCTCGCCTCCGAAACTTCGCGGCGGAGCTGGCGGCCGGCCGGCATTTCCTCGGGTGGATCCGCGACCAGTTCCCCGAGATCCCGATCGTCTTCAAGCTCGGGAACCACGAGGAGAGATGGCGCGCGTATCTCTGGCAGCACGCGATCGAGATCTCCGAGGAGCCGGAGATGGGTCTCGCCGCCTGGATGCACCTCGACCGCCACAAGATGCAGATCGTCGAGGACAAGCGTCCGATCATGGTCGGGAAATTGCCTGTCCTCCACGGCCACGAGAAGGGGGCCGGGATAACGGCGCCGGTCAACCAGGCCCGCGGGGCCTTCCTCCGGCTCCACCATACGGTCCTCGAGGGGCACGGCCACAGGACCAGCGCTCACTGTGAGCCTGATATGTTCGGTCGCGAGGTTTTCTGCTGGTCGACGGGATGCCTGGCGGATCTCCGTCCGGAATATGCCCGGTTCGCGAAATACAACCACGGGTTCGCGCTGGTCACGGTCCAGCCTGGCGGGGATTTCGACGTCCAGAATCTCCGGATCACGGCCGACGGGACGGTCCGGCAATCGTGACCGGCTACCTCCTGACCGCCGCGGACCTCGAGGAGGCGGAAAGACAATGCCGGCGGATAGGTCCCGCGAACTGCTGGACTGGGACGAGCGGAACGATAGCCTCTTATCTCGTCCACGCGATCAGGACGATCAGGCATCTCCAGGAGGGAACCGTGAAAGATCCCAACCATCCAGGCTACGGGGCCGAGGTCGTGACCCCGGCCGAGAGCCTGCTGGTAACGGCGACGGCCGTCATCCGGCAACGGCGGACAACCTACGGGCCGCCGCGACAACACTTCGCGAAGACGGTCGCGGCCGTCAACGCGATCTTCGCGGACAAACTCCGCGAGCCCCTGACCGAGGCCGACTGGGCGCAGATTATGATCCTCGACAAGCTCGCCCGGCATCAGGGGACCGCGAAGAGTGCCGACACGCCGGTCGACCTGGCCGGCTACGCGGCCTGCCTGGCGGAGTGTGAGGCGGCCCCATAGGCCGCTGGACTCACGCCCCGAATCTGGCAGGCTGGCGGGCCGGGTCGGTTTCACTCACGCGAAAGGATTCGCTATGCGCTCGTTTGTCTGTCTGCTCGTCTGCCTCGTCGGCTCGATCGCCTCCGCCCAGGAGGTGATCGTCGCGCCCCGCCGGTCCGTGATCGTCACGGCCCAGGACCACGCGATCCTCCTCGCTCGACGCGGGGCGCTCGTGCATTCGTCCTGCGGCCAGGTCGAAGGGATCGGCACCGGCTCGACGCCGGATTCTGCCCGGCGGAACTGCTGCTTCTTCGGGAAGCGGGT